AAATAACAGAAAAAAAACACCAATGAATTCTCCAAATAGGTCTAGAGCTAATTCCGAATCCGAGTGGGATAAATTCCAACGGGAACAATTAAATAAACTGGCATCCCCTGATATATCTCCATATGTTTCACCATTTAATACGCCATATAATTCACCATTTAATACGCCAAATCGTTCTAGATCTAATTCCGAATCCGAATCCGAGTGGGATAAATTTCAACGAGAACAATTAAATAAGCCAGCATCTCCATATGATTCACCATTTGTATCTCCATATACTACACCAAATAGGTCTAGGGCTAATTCTAATTCACAATCCGAAGATGATTGGGAAAAATTCCAACAAGAACAATTAAAACAATCATCACCTAAAATTAATGATGATGAATATTATAGGAATTTATATGCACAATTTGGAGAAAATGAATATGAAGATTATAATGAACCTGAACGAATTTCAGTTCAATATAAACCAGTTAGACAACCTAAAACTTTAAGTCCAAAAAGTGTGGATAAATCCGAATATAGAAGACCAACAACTATGACAAATACTATTAATGGTTATCCTCTAGCTTTACAAAATAATCCAGTTGTAAAAAATAATGAAGGTGTATTAGTTTATGCTCCTAAACAAAACAATAATAATAATAATTATTTAAATCAAGAAGCAGTAAATATAGAAATTCAACAAGAAACTGCGAATAGACATGTAAATTATGATTTAGATTTAAATTCATTACGTAATCCATTTGGAAAACCAAAATTTAAAGGAACTGGAAGGAAACCAAATAAAACATTAAAAAAAAAAACAATTAAAAAGAAAGTCAAAAAATAAATATAACCTAATTATTATATGAATAATCAAAAAATAAAAGAATTAAAAAATATTGCATTATCCGATTCACAAATTTTAAATTTAGTGAGTAATGATGCAAATTTAATTTTATATCCTGATATGCATAAATATACTTCTATTGACCAAATATTAGAACCACATGGGGCAGCCATAATCTTATATGAATCAAAACCATCATATGGTCATTGGGTATGTGTTTTTAAAGTTTCCGAAAATGAAATAGAATATTTTAATTCATATGGTGATTCAGGTAATCATGAAGGACTACCAGATGCCATGTTAAATTATATTCCAGAAAATTTTAGAAATAAATCAAATCAAAATCATACATATCTTGCAAAATTAATGTGTGATAGTAAATATGATTTGTCATATAATCAATATCATTTACAATCCGATGGACCTGGTATAAAAACATGTGGGCGCCATGTAGGCACACGATTAAACAATAGAAATATGAATTTAGACGAATATTATAGATTTTTAAAAAAATATTGCAAAGAATTTAATACTGATTTTGATGGGGCAGTCTGCATATTAACCCGCCAAATAAATTAAAAATAGAATTATTATATAATTGTAAATATATAATGAGGACTATTCATAAAATTAAAAATGGTGCCGATAATGTTTATTTAAACGTTTCTATGGTTCATGATACCAATGATGGGTTAAATCCATCATCATCAACTTATACTGCAAATAAAACACAACCTTTAATAATGGATCCGGAAGAATATTATATGGCAATAGTTCAATTTTCAATACCATTAGACCAAGTTCCTATATTAATATGTCCAGTTTTAACAACAAATGGAAATATCAACACAACACCTATGACAATTGGTATTCGTGATTTTTCAGTCACACCAAATGTATATTTTCAACAAAATTTAATATGGACACCAGAATTAACATATGAAAATCCTGTAACACAACAAGGTTCAAATGCTCAAACTGTCACACCTTATCATTATATGTATTGTTATGAAACATTAATAATAATGATGAATACTGCTTTAAATCTTGCATTTACCGCTTATAATGCTACAAATCCAGGAAACCCCCATTCTACATTTCAATGTCCCTATTTTGTATATGATCCAGCTACATCATTAATATCATTCATAGCCCATAATTCATGGATAACTGCAAGTCCAATGATAACTCAAGGAATTTATATGAATAATGATACTTATAATTTTTTGGATGCATTACCATCTAAGGTTTATTCAAGAGTAGGGGATAGTTCAAATTATGATAATGTTTTAACTATTATTAATACTGGCATTAATGGTTTTGGTTCTGCTGTTGTTTATCCTGCACTTCCTACTTATATAAGAATGACCCAGGATTATGATACAATGTTTTTATGGACAAGCTTACGTAAAATAGTTATAACATCTGGTTCATTACCTATTAAATTTGAACAAGCTCCTATTTTTAATAATACAAATCCCGACCAATTTAATTCATTGCCAATTGTAGCCGATTTTATTCCTGCCAATTCAAGAGCCGGAGATACTCGTGAAATAGCTTATTACACATCTACTTTTTATAGATTAATTGATTTAACATCTAATAGTCCACTTCAAAAAATTCAATTTGAAATTTTTTGGTTAGATAAACAAAATATACTATATCCTTTAAAAATTAGTTCATTTCAAGAGTGTACATTAAAAGTTGTATTCACAAAAAAATCCCTTTACAATAATGATTATTAATATTAATATAATAATAAAAATCATATTACCAAAAATTCAAAATATATAATAAAAAAAATAAATATATAGTTTTTTTTTAAAAACTATATTTAAATTATATTAAATGAGTATCAGCTATGACCCGATTAGACCTGTATTAGTTCGTGATCCAGTAACCATATTAGAAGATAAACGGGGATTCGCTGTTTTAAAATCAGGATCCCAGATATCATGGAAACAATGGACCTCAACAAGTGTTTCAACTACTTCAATTAATTATTCATGCCCTCCACCTTCTGGATCCGTTATAGTTGATAGAAAAGTTAAACATTATTTACCAATGAGATTAACATTTACCGGAATTCCTGCAAATGGTTCCACATTGTTAAATCCTAATTATGATGCCCCTAGAGCCTTTCCACTTGCTTCTATTTATGAAACAATACAAGCATCTATCAATAATCAATCTTTATCATTTTCATGTGCCGATGTTATTCAAGCATTATTAAGATATAATACTGATGAAGAATTGAAAAAAGGAGATTACTCAGCAACCCCAACATTCCAAGAACAATCTCAACAATATTTGGATCTTTATAATTCAAATAGATCACCATTATCTAATTATGGTGATTCAGTTGATGAAACTGTTATTGGTAGAGGTGGATTTCCATTTACAATTGTAGCTAATCCTGTTTCTGGAGGTGTTAATCCGGTAACTGCCATTGTTGATGTTGCATTTTGTGAAAATTTATACATGAGTCCTTTTTATTTTGGAAAAGACAATTCCCAAGGTTTTTATAATGTTAATACCATGGACTTTACTTTTAACTTTATTTCTAATATTGCAAATAGAGTATGGTCACATATTCCATCTATTAATGGTGTTGCTAATAACATATTATTATCTTCATGTGTATTTGGAGGACAAATTGGAGGACCAACCACTGTTTTTGCTGGTGGTCAAGTTCCATGTATGTTTATGAAATACATTACACCACAAGAAACCCAAATTTTATCACCTCAAATGGTTTTAACTTATCCATATTTTGATATCCAAAGATATGCCACTAATTTAGGAACTGTTAATGCTGGTGTTACTGCCCCTTTTACATCTAATAATATTCAATTATCTTCTATTCCACGTAGAATGTATATTTATGTTAGACCAACAAATGCAGAATTATATTCTAATTCCCAATATACTGACACATATTCAAGAATTAATGGTGTAAGTATCCAATTTATGAATAAAAATGGATTACTCGCATCCTGTAATATGGAACAATTATATGACATGAGTAAAAAAAATCATTGTAATATGTCTTGGCAACAATGGTCAGGAGGACCTGTTTATAAACCAGGAGATTGGACCGCATCAATGGGAACTGTAGGGTCTATTTTATGTATTGAATTCGCTACTGACATCGGTTTAGATTCATTAGATGCGCCTGGAAAACTTGCCCAATGTATGTTACAAGTCACTGTTTCAACTACTAATATTTCTTCCCGTAATATGGATTCAGTTTTAATGATTGTTCCTGTTTTAGAAGGAACTTTCTCAATTATGGGATTAGGACAAGCATCAAGAAATATCGGTGTATTAACATCGAATGACATATTATATGCCCAAGCTAATCCATGGGTTAATTATAATGATGTTCAAAGAGTTAATGGTGGAGATTTCTTTTCTGGTCTGTATGATTTCGGAAAAAGTGTCCATGATTTCGTGAAAGGACATAAAATTATTTCTAAAGGATTATTATCACCATTAGGAACTGTTTTAGATGTAGTCACTGGATTACCAATCTCTAAACCTTTAGGATATGTCGGTAAATATCTCGGATATGGTGAAGGTCAAGGTGGAGTTTTAGTTGATAATCATGGTGGACAGTCTGTAAGTAGAAGTGCATTAAAACGAAGATTACATTAAACATATTTATAAAAAAATTTAAATACCAATTAATATCTTACGAATTATTATATAATTCATAATATGTATGGTCTAGCTTTACCTAACAACAAAGAATCAACAACTAAAAACATTATAAAATCTGCTAAAGAATTTTATACATGTAATTGTGGTCTTATTGTCAATAAATATAATAGGGCACAACATTCTAAAACTATTAAACATAAAAAATTAATAAATGAATTAATGGCACAAAAAAGACAAGATAATTTTAATAAGTTAGACAAATATTTCACGCTATCATTTTAATTTATTTATTAAATATATAATGACTAATCTATATTTCGGTATTAAAGAAGTTCCAAAAGGAAAAAAACAAGCATCAATGCAGGAAGCTATCAACCATAATCAAGTAAGTTATTGGGGTTTAAATAAAGTTGACCAAAGAGCATTAAAAGCTAAAAATGTTAAATCAAATAAAAAATTTAATAGAGAAGCATTAATAATGGACCAAATGAAAATTAGAGGGCAAATACGTAAAATTAAGAATCTAACCACCGGTAAATATCCACATGAAGCTGAAATAATTTTAAAAGAACATAAAAAAGAACTTGATGCATTAAATGACGAATTAATTAGAATTGGTAAAATATTAAAAGCCAATCAAGAACCATTACCAAAACAAACAAAAAATATTGAAGAATTAGAAATATTGGTTGAACAATTAGAACCAATTAATATTCCTAAACA